TGAACCACGAAAAGCTTTGTAAATGTTGTCAGCGGTTTTTGCTTGATCATTTGATGCCGCCGCTGACTGCATAGCAAATCCTGAAATCTCGTCAAGGATAGCCATGAAAAGGTTCAAGCCTTCGTGAGACTCTCGTTCTGAATGTCCTGAGTAAACGGTAATAGATTTATCAAACTTAATTGAACCAACTTTTGTGTCAAATTTTCCTGCAAACCAGGGAGAGTTTGCAATCTTCTTTACAAAGTTATCAAAGAATACATTCTTCGCTTGCTCAGCATTGATAGCAATGTTGATAAGATCAATAGAGTCATCTGGTGGCTTTCCATAGTACATAGCAGGATCTTTAAGAGATAGCAATTTATAAACCACATAAGCTACCCCCACAGTTGCTGTGTGATCTTTTCCGCTACCCTTACCTAGTTGCTGAATAATTTCAGTCTTAGTATACTTTTTAAACTGCTCAGTTCCCTCTTCAAAGCCCATCATTTTTATGAGATCTTCTTTGCGATAGATCTGACTCATGCATTCAACAAGTGTGTACTGATACTCTGACAGTGGTGGTAGTCCAAGGAACTGTGGATTAGTAACAAAAGTTTTAACGTCTACTGGTTCTTCATCAAAGAGGTCATCATCTAACGCATCCATGAAGTCAGAAAAATCAATTGTCAAGGATAACTACCTCACTAGATTTTGATGCCTCTGATAGTCTTGACATAATTTCATTACGAATCTCTGGGTGGTTCTGTGCAACTTCTTTGAGAATGTTAATAAGAATCTCATGCTTACGTTCCATGGTGGCAAGCTCTTCTGCGATCTCTTTGTTATCAAGCAGTCCTGCTCTTTGCAGCATATCAATACGCTTTGCCTCAATGTCAGTGATTAGTTTAATTGCGGTGGTCTTAGCACCCAAGTTAGATGTTTGATCTGCAGAGTCAATAACCTCATACGCCTTGCGAATGAGGCTTGAGTAATGTTGGTCTGCTCCTGCCAAAGCCTCTCTTGCCCTAGCATGGATAGCCTCATTGCTACTAGCCATTTGTCGCCAGTCATTAAGCAATGCATTCACGCGGGTTCTTGGAATATCTAATTCCATAGAAATCTGTGCGGTGTCAAGACCTTTTAAGTATTCTGTTGCAACAGCGTTTACTTCATCAAGGTGTTTGATTAGATCGTTTGACACGCTGGCCTCTCTTCTTTGGAATATGCTTTACGCGGTCAGGGTAAAAAGATCTAAAGGCACAGCTTATGCCTCTTTCTAATTCAATACAATCTACCCAAGAGATTCCATTCTTTGGGTTAGTCACATAGTTTAGAAACTTAAACTTGACTCCCCAAATACCCCTGACTTTAATCAGATCACCCTTTGTTATTTCTTTGCCTTCACTTGTCACAAAAGAGTCTTCTCTGTTAAACGGATCGTTGATTTCAACTTTCTTCCGTCTTCCCATTGTCTCTCCTAAGTCTAGTATCTTTGCTGTCCACTAATTTTAGCACGAGATAGCCCACTAGGTCAAGGATATCATTATCCCCTGCATAAGAAGATCCATTCTTTATTCTATTAAGCTTATCATCGATACGAACATCTATCTGATCACCTGGAGGAATCTTTGCAAAGATTTGTATTGGATTTAGGGCTGAGTTTCCATAGGCAATATTCTTTTTAAGTAGCAGGTTTGCAACTTCTACACACTGAAGAAGAAGCTCTGGCCCTGCTGGAGCCTGCTTACTTAACTCAATAAGCTCTTTCATTAAGCCTATCCACTTTTCATCTTCAATCATCTTCTACCTTTTCTTCCCATTTTTAATCCAAATTTATTTAGATAAAGATACACTGTCTGTATTGTGCATCCACATTCTTTTGCAATCTCTTCTGGACTCTTTTTGTCCTGAACATATCTTTTATGAAGCCAACTTTTGCTTTTATAAAGATCATACTTAGGCATTGTATAGCATATTCCATCTGTCAGACACATACCATCCCACACCAATTGCATCAGCAACATCGTCATCTATAACCTTCACCTTAAAGTTTTTGTTTACAGAGTCGATAGTTCTTTGCTTTCTTGTTTTTCTTTCTTCTCCTTTATACCAAGACTTTGATTTGCCTGGATTCTTTCTAACTATCTCCTGCTTTTCTGATATTGATAAAAGCTTTGTTCCTATATAATTTTGCCATTGCATAGGAGTAATAGTCTTAATGTTTTTAATCCCCGCTACTTGTGCTGCTCCAAGAATCGCTCCCTGCACGAGAGACAGTTGCATTGCCGTCTTTGGGCTATTGCTATAAATAGCAGACTCAATGACAAGCGCATCTGCATTAACCATCTTAAAAAGCTGTATCGCTTTTTTACAGGCATCCCCTGATTTATAGAGAGCATCTGTACCATTAAATCTAATCTTGCCATACTTAACCAACTTTCCGTTTGTAAAATAAGAAAAGGCAAGAGAGTTTGTTGATGCATCCACAGCAATGATTGTTTGTGGTTTTATGTTGTCTTCAAGAGCCTGTCTAATTTTGTTCGTAGTCAAAGTAATTCTTTAGCTCCCTCATAAAAGTTTTCATTTTTGATTGGTGTACCAAGCAGTTGTCACAGATGCCTGAATCATTGTAAATGCTTAGGAGGGTATTACACCCTCCTCCACACTTCTTTTCTTTTCCCTTGCGATTTTTTCTTTTTTGAAGATGATATCTTTCTAGGATCTTTTCCTTGCTTGCTTCCTGCCTGCATTCAGAGTTGCAATAAATTTGTTTTGTTGTGTTTGGCGAGAACTGTTTATCGCACCACTTGCAGTAAAGCATTTTAGAAGAGTCCTTTCTCATCCTTTCGACGCGCTATCTTGATATCTCCGACAGGTGCATCCTTACACGCCTGCTGTATGGGACAGTTTTGACATATTTTTATGTCATTGCTTCTAAAGGGAACCTCTGGAAGCTTTCTGTCTTTCCATGCAGCATGAACATCTCTCATCCAATCAAACAGATAATCAACAAAATCTACATGATTTTGAGTAATGTTCACTGGTACTGCTAGTAGTTCATGAGTATTTTTATTCTCATATAATATTATACCGTTTTTCTTCTTATAGATTTTCATATAAATTAGAAGCTGCACGATATGATATGTACTAGCCTTTTTAGATCTTTTATGCCTATCAAAAGCATCATGGTTGGTTGTCTTGATTTCCACCACATACTCTGTATTATTCCAATTGATAAAACTATCTGTATAACCAAAGATAGGTGGGTCTTCATTGATTGTCTTTCTTTCGTTATCAATTAAGATACCAGAATCTTCTAATGCCTTTTGAATACGGGCGTGCCTATCTGAACCACTATCCATGTTAGTGATAACTTTGCCACTCTTGTACTCATAAAATTCTGCACCATCAAATGCTAGATACCAATACCTTGGACATACACCATGATTCCATACCAATGTTGATGGAGCGAAAGTTTTCTTCTTCATGTGCTTTGGAACATTGTCTTTACGATAGCCTTCTTCTATGGCCTCAACAAGTCCAGAAAGGGGGCCAGAATCTTGGAACTCTGACTCGTCTTGCATCTCTGTTTGCCAGGAAGTTTCTAACTCTTCAAACTTTTCTATATCTTTTAACACACTATTAGTCTTTCTTAGAATCTTGCTTACAATTGTTTTAGCCATGTCACACCTTCACTAGATATTTTAGAGATGCAACAATCTTATCAAGTTCTGCTGCAGTTGTGTAATAGATATTTTTCTTTGCTGTATTTCCTTTTTCTACGTTAGTCATCCACCTTGCTTGCAAAGCTAGTTTTGCTGCAATTGCTTGCATACGAACAATTTCTACAGATGCAACGGCAAGGGGAATGTCTGGCTTTAGAATTAGCTTGGTTATAAACTCTAGTGCTTTAGTAAGTTCTTCATCTTCCATGAACTCTGCAATATTATATAAATCATTAATCTCTTGTAGCGTACTCTTATCCGTCACTTTTCTCTCTTATCTCTCGTAGTTCTTCGAATTCATTCCACTCAATTATAGCAAGTCTTGTCTTGTGTGTGTCTCCAAGAACAATCATGAGGACTGGTGACTTTTCTGGATCTGTCTTTAATGTGTCTGTACATATCTTTGCCCATACATCACGATTTATAGAAAATGATTTAGAGTATTCCTTTACATCAACTATGTACCTGTCAAGGTTTCCGTCAGCTTTTTGTATCTTTCCCCTACCAGAGTTCTTGTGTGGGGTCGCACCTATTCTTCTAAGTTCAGCACGCTCGCTCATTAGTAACCCCTGTCTCTTTTTATGTTGACGGTAGAGACAGTATCACAGTCTTTACACTTCCATGTAATATCAAGAACGGCTGGGTAGAATCTTGCTGTTGATATTTTTTGCTGACAACTTTGACAAGAAAATTCTCCATGCATCACTTCATACTTAGAGTAGCTTGACAAGTTCTTCTGCTTTCTCTGGGTTCTCCCTAAGCCACTCAATCACCTTTGCACGCCCCTGGAACCTCTCTCCAAGGACGGTATACCATGCTCCACCCTTTTCAACCTTACCAAGTTGCTCTGCAACGTCTAGGACTTCTGCAATATTGTCCACGCCAATATTATCGCCGTCAAAGTAGAAATCATACTGACCGCTGATAAAAGCGGGTCCAGTCTTATTGAAGTCCACATTCCATGTAACACTTCTTCCAATTTTCTTTTCAATTAATTTATCTCCTGTTGCTATCTTGTCTTTGATTGCTTGGTTTTCTGATTCACTAGACCAAAGTTTTACAATGGTGCTAGAGAAAAACTTAACAGCGTGACCACCAGTTGGAGCGTGGCTGACATACATAGCCCCAATTTGATTTCTTTGTTGAGATATAAGAATCAAAAGGGTTTGCTTTGTCTGGTTGTTTGCATAGTTAAGCATCTTCACGGCATTAGTCATGTCTCGTGCTTCTGCACCAATTTGCTTTGTGTTCTCAAGTTGCTTTAGTTCTGAACTATCCTTCTCAAAGTAGATTGCTGGAAGAAGGGCAGAGATAGAGTCTACAACGATTATGTCTGCTCCTGCTGACATAAGCTGCGTAGCAACGTCTACCATATCATTAACAGTTCTAGCCTGAGAGTAGATCAGTTTCTCTGGATCTGCACCCAGCTTCTTTGCCCAGTCTGGATCAAACGATTGTTCTGCATCTATCCAAGCACAGATCTTTCCTTCTTTCTGAGCCTCACCAATCATCTGTAAACAAAAAGATGATTTTCCTGCAGACTTGTTTCCCCAGATAAGTATTTGACGACCATATGCAAGACCACCTTTTAATGCATTGTTTAGTCCAATGCTTGGAGTCTTTTGCTTATGTACTTCAATTCCTGATGCTGATGTAATTTTCTTTCTAAGCTTTGGATCTAACTGAGAAAGAACTGATTCCATATTAATGGTGTCTGACATTATGCCAATCCCCCATGCATTCTTTCTCTTTGTGTATTAAATTTTACTTTTTCAACTAAAGACTCTTCGATGGATTTGTTAGTATAACCATCACGAACAAGTCCAGCCCATAAATCTAGGGTACGAATTATAATGTCTGCCAACTCTTTAACTACACTATCGCTACCCTCCTCTTTACGCATTGCTTCTAAGACCTCTGTGGCCTCTGAATGAATCATTGCAATCTGCTTCATATAAAAGATCAGACCGTTGTTTGCTTCCCAGAAGCCTTTGTCAATAGCATTGCTATGAATCTCAAATGCTAACTCATCTATACCGTATGTCATTTACTTATCTCCTTTACTGTTATCGTTCCATCTTTAAGTTCGTTCATTAAAAGCTTTTGAATACTCCCTGGTTCGCATTTCATGTAGGCTTCAGCAAACATAGTCGGAAAGACAACGACAGGAATTAGATTACGATCATAATCTGCAAGAACCATATGAGCCATTCTCTTTCCTGCTTTTGTTACTCTAGGGTTAAAAGATAGCACAAAATACTCATTTTGTCCATATGGCAAAGTCTTGTAGTTTAAGAACTTTGTCAATGGTGACTTTACTTTATCAGCATCTTCTACCTGTAGAAAATCTGCTATTCGATTACTTGCTGAAAGAATTATGTATGTCTTTCCTACTTCTATCTTGCTATCTTCTTCATCAAAAATTCCTACCATACCCGTCTTGTCCATAAACTCTACACGACACCAACCCTTGCCACGCTTTATCTTTTTAGCCATTCCCATAACAATATGACTCTTGGACTCATCATAGTCTTCCGTGTTGTCAATATATGCATAGTAATGGGAGGGAATATTCATAGAGAACTCTGGAAGGTTTAAGTACTCGTAGAGGTTGTCTCTAACAGTATCTTCATTTCGAGGATGATCTGGAAAGGTTAGTGCTCCAATTGCATCCAAAGCTTCTATTGCCCTTGAGTTTATTCCGCTACCCTTTTTAAAAGCAATATCTCTTACTTCTTGGTAGGAGTTAAATGGCCTATTAGCCATAATCTTTGAAGCAACTCCATCAGATATCCACTTGATTGCTGACAAACCAAACCTAATACCTTTGCCTTCTATCTTAAAGTCTATATCAGATTCATTAATGTGAGGAAGCTTTAAGCTAATATTCATACGCTTTGCCTCAATAAGATACTCTGTTCTAGCATCCTTATCCTTCTCATTCTTAAGAATTGCAAACATAAACTCTGTAGGATAATAAAATTTTAGCCATGCTGTCCAATAAGAAAGCATTGAATAGGCTACAGCGTGAGACTTGTTAAACGAATAACCTGCGTGAGCCTCAAAGTCATGCCATAGGTTTTGTGCTTGGAAAGGACTCATATATGCTGATGCATTAGAGACAAACTTATCTTTGAACTGATCAAACTCAGTTGCATCCTTTTTCTTTCCAATAATCTTTCGCACCTTGTCTGCTTCTGCCATTGTCATTCCACCAAGGGTTGTGCAAGCCTGCATGACCTGCTCCTGATAAAGAACGCAGCCGTATGTATCTTTAAGGTGCTGGTTCATTAGTGGATGAATATATTCTATAGTGCTCTTGCCATGCTTACGAGCCATATACTCTTTACCAATGGTATTCATTGCCCCTGGCCTGACCAGTGCGTTTGATGCTACTAGCTCCTCAAATGTTCTGACACCCATCTTAACAATAAGATTTGTATATGGCGTTGCCTCACATTGAAAGACTCCCTTTGTGTGACCATCTGAAAGCATTTGATAAACATGCTTATCCTTCATGTCAAGTTCTTTTAGATTGATATCCAATCCATAACGAGACTTGATACTGTTTAGCGTATCATTGATTACTGTTAGTGTCTTTAGACCAAGTGCATCAATTTTAATTAGACCAATATCGGCTGCCTCTTCCATGTCAATTCCAACAACAGGAATCCGCTCCTTAGTGGAGGGGCTTATTCTAGTTTCAAGTGGGGCGTAATTAAAAATGGGTTCCTTGGCTGTAACAATTCCAGCAGCATGAATACCTGTTCCACGAATTCGACCTCTTAGTTGTTCGCCATACTTTTCAACCTCTGGGTACTTATCACGGAACCACTTAGTTGATGATGATCGACAGTAGTCTTCCCATGTATCAACAAGCTTAAGCACTTTGTTAACATCTGGAAGAGGAACGTTAAGGATACGAGAAACGTCACGAACTACACCCTTGTCCTTAAACTGCAAGAATGTTGCAATAGATGCGACATGCTTATATTCCTTCTCAAGATACTCTTTTACCTCGTCACGCCGTGAATCTTGAATGTCTGTATCAATATCTGGAAAGTCATTTCTGTCTGGGTTAATAAATCGAAAGAACAGTAGGCCGTGTTCAATTGGATCTACCTCTGTAATTTCAAGGGCATAGCAGACAAGAGATCCTGCTGCAGAACCACGACCTGGACCAATTAGAATACCCTGACTCTTTGCCCAAGCAATCATATTATGAACGACAAGGAAGTATGGAGCAAAATCTTTATCTTGAATAACCTCTAACTCTTCTTTGATACGATCAAGGTATTCCTCTTTTTTGTCTAAGCCTCTAAGCTTTAGACCAGCCATTACTAGGCTACGCAATTCTTTTTGAGGATGATCTACCTTTATTGGTAGAAGGTTTAGATTGCTCTTGATTTCATATTCTTCTACCTTGTCTGCAATCTCAAGGGTATTGGTATAGATGCTTTCATCTGTGACACCCTCTGCATCCATAGCACTCTTCATTTCATCATAGGAAAGAAGGTGGATATCAAATGATCTAAAACTCATCATTCTGTCTGCACCATATAGGTAGTCAAGTCTTTCCATCATATCTTTGTATGATGTTGACTTCTCATATGAAACATCTTTCTGAAGCTTTGCATGTGTGTTAAGAGCAAGCATCATCTCTTGCACTACCTTTTGATCTGGTGTGCAATGATGACAGTCTGGAGTAGTAATGCACTTTGCTCCTGCTTCTTGAGCAAGATTATAAAGCTCTATATTCATGCCAGCAGCATTGTGTGGCATAAGTTCTACATAAAAATCGTCTTCAAATCTATCTTTAAACCATTTAATGTGTTGCTTTGCTACTGCATACTCGTCCAACTCAATAGCTTTATTAATGAGACCAGACATGCAGGCAGTGGATACTATAAGACCTTCGCCATACCTATCAAGAACTTCAAAGTCTATGCGTGGTTTCCTATAGTATCCCTCTGTCCAGCCTATCTCGTTCAGCTTGTTCAAGTTCTGTAAACCAATTTGATTCTTGGCAAGGATTACAATATGATTATAGATAAGGTCAAGGGGGTTTTCCCTTTCATTCTTATCTCGTTTATCAAATCTATCAGCGGTAATATAACCTTCGATACCAAGGATTGGCTTTATACCCTGCTCTTTTGCAGCACGATACATAGGTCTGTGACCAGACAGCACCCCATGGTCTGTAATTGCAATGGCAGGCATCTCTAGGGTTTTTGCACGAAATGCATACTCCTCTGGAGTTGATACACCATCCATTAGACTAAAATGGGAATGAACATGAAGCGGAACGTAATTCAAGTTATTACCAATCCACACTAGTAGATGTAGTGGGATCGTCAAAACCTAAATAAAATGACTCTTGATCGGCGTAAGGAACCTTTCTAATCGCAGATTCCAATGGTAGTACTTCGTGGCCCGACCAGTCAAACTCTTCCGTATCTGTTGCTCCTGGAATAAGAATATAGTTTGTCTCTGTTCCTTTTCCATTTCTTTTTAGCTTCCATACCATATTCGTAATGCCTTCTGATTCCATAGCATATTCACGAACAGTACTAAATGTTGCAGACTTTGCAACACCCATGCTCCATACGGCTATATATGGATCTTCCATTCCGTCATCAACTAAAACATTGATGTAGAATCTTAGACGACCAGCCCAGCCAGCCTTGGGGTCTTTACGGTGCATCTCTTCTGCCCAGTCACGACCTTCTGAATCCATAGTATCTAGAGCCTTACGGCGATAGTCCTTTGGATTTGTGTGCTCTTTGACTACAATGGCTAGGCCATTCTTTTCGTTGTAGTGCTTAGAGTCTTCATCAAGTTCATTAACAAACCTGATCTTTACGCTCTGACCATCTTCTAGCTTTAGCCAGCGTACTCGTGGTCCTGATGCTGAATTTCCACGAGGCTTGTCTAGTGCCTCATTAATGTCTTTGAGACCTTTAATTATACTCATTTTTATTCTCCTTATATAGTAGTTGCTACTGTAAAATGTAGCTTATTTCATCGTCAAACTCTGAGACAAACTCTGATATTCTTTTATCATCCATGTCAGAAACATCTTTAACATCAGATGGTAGGTTTCCTATCACAAGTGAATGACCAAAGGATGACTTCATCTTTTCCTGCATACCCTTGCCAGCCTCATCATTGTCGGATATTAGTATTATACTATTAAAATACTTTTTAAGCAACTCTTTCTGTCGCTTATTTACAGATGCCCCTAATGTGGCAACCGCATGAGCACCTACCTGCTCAAGTCTTATTGCATCAAATGATGACTCAACTACAAAAACTTTATCATATCTCTTAGCTCTTGATATGTTAAACATTGTCTTACTTCTTGGAAGCCCTGGACTATTCTTGAAGTCTTTTCCTTCAATTGACCTAGCAACAAAGCCGACTAGCATTCCATCTGGAGCCTGTATTGGAATGGTTATCATATCTTGCTTTTCAGAATAGCCAATGAGGTACTTTTCTACGCTTGCCTTCTGTATTCCCCTACCCTTTAAATAACCTGCAGCCCTTGAAGAAGACAGCGCATTTTTATTCAAAGCGTTTATTAATTCACTATTAAATTCAATAAACTCATCTTCTTTGTCAAGTATCTTTGACAGGTCATCAAGGATGTTTGACTCTTGTTGCTTTGAATGTATCATTCTTGCTGCTTCAAAAAAGCTTCTCTTTGTTGCAAACATTACGAACTCTGTTAGTGATTTAGATTCTTGACATCCAAAGCAGTAGAATTGTCCTGTCTCTTTGGATACTTCTGCTGCTGGAGTTCTATGATTATTGTGATAGGGGCAGTATATAATAAAATCAGTCTCTACTTCGTACTCTACATTTACTCCACTGGAGAGTAGTACTCGTTTGACTTGTTCTTCTGAGTAGGTAACAAAATCGCTTTGTTTTTGTCTATCCCTGATAAGCACTGAGCTTTCCTCTTTCCAACGAATACTCCATAAACTGATAGTAGAAATTTAAAACCTTTGCCAGTATACTCTACTGTAAAGTCTGGGTCAATATCATATCTGATAACATATCCTTTATGCTTCATCATAAATTTTAAAAGATCTATGTATTGTTCTTTTATTCTTGGTATGGCTGCTTCATCATAAATCTCACCATCTATCTGAAATCTTTTTATATTCTTATGTGAGACTGCCATGCATTAATTATACTATTTTAATTTATTAAAGATCTTCCATATCTTTATACAAGAATCTTCCACTATCAAAGTCAATTTGAACTAGGAATTCTCCTAAATACCCGTGACGATTCTTCCTAAAGACGCACTCAAGAATATCTGAGGAGGGTTGGCGACCAAGAGCAAGAACCCAATCAGCATCATATGCTAGTTGCTTAGACCATGCTACTTGACCAAGCGCAGGAACAGTATTCATGTTTGTGGCATCATCTGGTGTAGCAGAAGCAATTGCAACAATAGGAACCTGCTCACTAATAGCAAGAATCTTTAGCTCACGACTAATGTTTTTAATTTTAACAGTTTCGTTATCAGTTGGACTATTTGATTGCATAAGCTGAATGTAGTCTACAAATACAATGTCTGGAGAGTACTGGTCAATCTTTCCTCGTAGTACTGCTGGACTTACTTCTCCAAGGCCATCATTAGAAACAATTTGGAAAGAAGGCATGTTCTTTAGGTATGTGCTTCCCCACCGCTCAAACTCTTCAATATCAACATCTCCAGCACTCATCTTTCGATGAGAGAACCTTCCATCTGCCATGATAGTGTAAACACGATTACGAACTTCGCTTTCAGTCATTTCTAGAGAAACCACAAGTGGCTTTTTCCCATTCTTCCATGCCTGAACAGCCATAAACAATGCTAGCCAAGATTTACCAATTGCAGGGTATGCAAGAAGAATACCAAACTGACCTGGCATAATCCCTGCTGGAAGATAGTTGTCAAAGCCAGCAAGACCTGTCTTGATTCCATGAGACCCTAGCCTTGCCATTTCCTCTATGTGCTTAAAGTATTCAATAGCACCTTCAAGATCAACTGCATCAATGTCACGAATTTCAGCAGTAGTTCTTTTTAGCTCTGATGTTTTTGATATAAGTTTATCCAGAGCATCCACTGGCTTGTTATCATTAAGCAATGCTGCACTAGACTTAAGAATATCTTTAAGAGAGAAATCAAGAACACTTGACCTTAACTCATCAAGGTGATGCTTAGTTGCCCCCACCTCTCCAATAGGCTCAAAGTCTCTAAACTTTTCTACTACCAAAGACACTGGTGGCAGCGTGGTATTTTGTTCAGCATAGTCACGAACAAAGTGCCATATATCTTTATGCGTTCTAAACAAAGAGTCTGGGTTTGCTTGCAACAGAACATGAATCTGCTTATCATTAAGTACAGCAGATAGTACCTTTGCCTCTAGATCTTGCATTAACTCTCCAACCACTTTTTTGCGCCAGCCCTAAGCTTTTTACGCAATTCCCTGTCTTCATTGTCTTGTCGTCTAGATTGTATTACTTTTTCAGAGTTATAAGAAAACCATGTCCAATCTGGACTTGCAGATACAGAAAAATAATACTCTATTGCTTCTACGCATTGATCATATCCATATGAATCAATCATTGCATCGGCAGCCCATTGCTGAGAAAAAAGATTAATATCTTGATTCTTGCCTGACTCCTGAAGCTTTTTCTTGAACTTATCCATAAGTGCAAAACGCAGCTTCTTATCAGCCATTATGACTCGTCAAGTTCCTTCTTGGCATCAGATACTTTCTGAATGACCTGAGCCTCAACAAAATTATATACCCTGTCCATCGCGGCTTCTTTTTCTTCACCTTCACGAACAAAGTCTGTGCATCCAAGATCTACACGCAAACTCTGAAAATTTCCAAGGTTTAGTGTGTACCCAAGATTAACCGTAACGCTTGTGCTATTTGACATATTTACTCCTAATAGGTATCTTCCTGCCATACAGGAATGAATCGACCATCTTCTGTTTTTGCGTAAAGCATTAGTGCATCACCCATCTTACCACGCAGCTCTTGCTCTGTCAATACATGATTGTTTGTTATCTTTCCATCTTTTCTTGGTCTTCCTCTATGCAAGGAACCCATGACTCTTCTAATTTCAAAAACATCATCTTCTGAGTAGTAAGATTTTTTTGTAAACATTCTCTCACCACCAGGAAGGATGCCCATAGGGGGTCTAATAAGACCTCTATGGATATATCTGTACAACTGCATGTTACTTCTATTTAAAAGCCTTGAGGTGTTTGAAAATGTATAAGCTCTTTTACGATGTTTCTTAAAATCAGAAAGCAACATTGTCTGCTCTTTTGCTTCGGTTATATTATATAGATAGACGATATTTGATCCACGGTTTGATGTTATCATACGCATTAGGTTTTTGTCAAGAAAAAATATAACTGCGCTAGCTTTTATGACCCGTTGATTATTATCGTCCTGGCCTTCTCTGCTTCTTCTAACCATTGAATTGAATTCCCAAACTTAGATGGTGGATGGAACATCTTTCTAAATCCACAATTTATACAAAAAATTTCTAGATGGTCATGTGAGCTATGAACCCGATCAACAAAAACTTTTCCCCTGCATTTTTTACAACTTAAAGAATTACTCATTTAGAGAAATTATATCACAGGGATTACAATATGGAGAACCCAACAGCGATAAGATTAACAAAGATATTTAAAGTACCACCAGTATTGAAAGTTACCCTGAAGGTACAACTTGATGTTGAGATGTTTTTTAATACAACAACTGCGTCATCTCCAACACTAGAGGAGGCTCCAGAAACAATTGTAGCTGTTACGACTGGGTTGCCACTAAAGGGAGGGTAATCGACTGTGTAGTCTACAACGTCCCCATCTGTCTTCTTTGTACTAGAAAAGACATTGACAGTCTTAGCAAAAATTTTTATATCTGCTGTTTTTGTGTTTAGGTCATTGACAGTAGAAAAGGCTGAACTTCTATCCCCTACTAAAGTAGTAAGCTGATTAACTTGTCCAGCTATCTGAGATATATAATCTACATCTAATGGCTGACCTCTATTTGGTGTTGCTAATATTCCCACAAAATCTCCTCGTTAAATTATATCATGGAACAAAAACAATGTTGTCAGTAGCAAACAAAACAGATCCACTTACCTTTTCTACAACATTTGGATACCCGCCAATTTCTGGAGGTTTTATAAAATTAATATTTGATCCAGGGGTATAAACGCTAAAGTTAAAAGAACTATCTATTCTTGATACCTTTTTTATTCCTGAAAATAAAGAGTAGTCAATTTCTGATCCGTAAGTAATTTGATTGTTAAAACTTATATTAACATAATCTCCAACAGATAGGGAGTGTGATCTTGCTAAAAAGTATTGGAGGTAGTTGCTAGTTCTGCTTACGCCATCTATATTAATTGGTGTATTTGAAACAATAGGGTACTCTGGAAGTTTTACCATTAGTTGCAATCCATAATAGGAAAGGCTATTAAATGACACAAGATCCATAGGTTTTTTTGCTATGGTTAAAGAGTTAGTGCTTTTTCTTCCTAGATATTGAATTGCATCATAAGAATATAATGTTGCAAAAGTTCCTTCTGTTATAGTTTTTAAAATATATCTAACATAAACATCAAAGTTTTGATTGATGTCGGAACTATACCAAAAGGCATCTACCCTATTATTTCCTTGTGAATAAGCATTATAAGATGCTGAAGCAGAAGAAAAGTTTATCTGCTCTAGTGCTCTCTTAACCTCACCAATTACTGACCAATCAGAATATAAGTTTTTATTTCTATTTAAAACTCTATATCTTAATTTGTTAGTTAAGGCTGTAGAAAGGTCTGGCAAATCAGATTTTGAAATAACGACCTTAGCCATTAGACAATGTTCACCCCAAACCTATATTCTATGTACCCTTGAGAGTTTTCTGTTTTTTCAATTGGTTGAGCAGCGTCATAAGAGTTTTTTAATTTTGAATAAGCAACCATCCCATATAGTGGATTCTCTGTGTTTTCATTGTCTAATCTTATTCCATCAAAAGCTACATAAGATCCGTCGTAGTTGGAAGCACTGTTTAGTGTCTGAGCATAAATTTTTAATCCGTCAACACGAGCCCAACTAAAATCTGCTCCTGTACTAAAGTCTTTAATTTGTTTTGAAATAACAACATATCTTGATGCAGATAGTTCACCAGAGGTTAGGAGCTCTGTTGCTGTTGCAATCTGACCACTTATACTGTCAAGGAAATCAAATCTTAATCTAGTTTTTGCAGGAGGACTTTCTGCATCTATATTTTTAGATAATACGCTTAGCGCAAACTTTATATAATCCTCTGGAGAGTTTTTGCTAGCATTCAATCTTAATGACGTAGTAAAAATATGTTTTTGTACACCAGAGAACTCCATGGAGTCGTTGGAAAAAGTTGTCATATTTCCTGGAACAACTAGGCATCTATCATAAAGTCTGGAGTTTTCATATCTAGTTTTTCTTTCATAAAAAGTAAAAGCTTCATTGTTAGAATTAATGAATAATGCATAAGCAGCAGAACCCGTTACTGGATCTAGAAATGTTGCAGAGCTAACGTTTCCAGATGTGTCTGCAATGCTATCTGTTACAAGACTTATTGCGTTATCACTTTCTACTAATGATGCAGAAACATTTTTATAAACCCACCCTTCTGTTGTTAAAAAACCCGAAAGAATTCTGCTATCGTAGTTAAGGGCTAAGCTATTGTTTGAGGATGGATATAGGGCAATCTCAGTCATTTGATACCTTTGGTCTGATGGTAGTTGACCTTTAAAAACAATTCTTTCTCTATCGTATGATGCTGTTCCTGTGTCAGAAGCACTAGCACTCCAGCTTGCTGGGGTAGCCGATGCAGAAGTAAATGTTTGAGAATAGGTTATTTGATTTGATGTTGTAGTATCAACTACATAAATGCCTTCTTTAATATCGTTTGAAGTATTGGAGAGGCTAAAATCTATGGTTACTGAATCCCCCAACTTCATACCGTGGGGTCCAGCTAAATCAACTGTAACTACGCCATTGGTTTGTTGCCAGGAATCTATGTCAATAACAATGTTGTCACTAACTAGTCCACGAGAAGTCACTGGAATCCTAAAAGCCTCAAAATCCATTGATTGTTTTGTAGTGGATGACTGATCTGTCTCGTCTAAATCTAAAGGAGTGGCTCCAACTCCTACTGAGATATAAGCTGCATACTCAGGAGACTGCCCCAAAAGATATTTAGTTATGATATTGTTTCCCTTATTAGTAATCATTTTCCCTCACACTATTAATTTTACCATCTGTTTCAATTTGTAGTTCAACAAATTCTGTTTCTTTTATATTTTCAAATTCAATTACAAGGTTGTCTCCATCAAAATAAACGTTTGTCAAAAGGTTGCTTGGTGGAAGTAGTTCATTGCTTGAGTAGAATTTATCTTGAGGTATTTTGCTAACTAATTTAATTGAAAACTGATCAAAGATGGATTTGTAAGATGCCTTGTTTGTAAGTATAAATGATGGGTCAAAATCAATTGCTATCTTTTTTAAGTTTATTATTGTAGAGTATGACAAGTTTATTCCAGAGATAGTGTCGTGCCTTACTAGGTTTATTAAACTTGTTCCCCCAATCTCTTGAAAAAGAAATTGTTCTATTTCTGCTACGCTCACAGATTGAGAGCTTATGTTTACAATATCTCTTGATGGAATTTTTATTGCATCTGTCATATTATTTCAACCACCTTAATTGATTGGCCTGGGCCGTCCAAGGATCTTGAATATGATATATCCTGAACGACAAACCTAGTCTCTGGATCAACATATTCTATTTCACCTGGCATCATATAGTCTATTGTAACAATATCTCCAAGTTGCAAATGGGGCATTGGAAAGGTATTGATAACTATTTCTCTTCTGGGTTCCATAGTCTTCTCTATTAACCATCCCATTAAACTATTTGCATCATCTTCTGATTGAATATACATAGACTCTAAGCTAAACTCTTTTAGCCCGTACCTAGATCTGCTTGCTTTAATTTTATTATATTTTTGTAGACTAATGTTGGGAGAAGTGATTTCATTACCTTGGTAAGAGGGGTCTGAAAAATTAGAAAGTTTATTAAAGTATTTATCTACAGATAAAACTTGTGTTGTATTCTGAGTAAAAGTTATTCCTAAGATTCTTAAATAATTTCCTGTAGTTTCGTCTAAGACAATTGCCTTGTCTGATGAATTAAAGACCAAAAACTCAGATTCATAAGCCCCTCCGTAAAATTTAGAAACTGTGTATCCTCTGTCATTAGAAAATGTTCTAGCAATTTTTGAATAAAAGGAGGGGTAGGCTAAGTCATACTTAATGTTAAAGTGAGCACACTCTCTCATAATTGTTCCAAACTCCTCAAAATAAACTTTGTATTGAGTGTTTGTGTCTGGACTAATGCCTGTTAAATATGTTGATTGAACCATTCCAGAAATGGCATATTTTCTAAGAAATTCGCTAGTAGATATTCCATTTTCATCAAAGACGTTGTTGGCTTGAGATATTTGACTATTTGTATTTTTAGCAACAAGATCATCTAGTGCATACATGTTTTCAAACATGCAGTGAGAGCTTCCTCTAACAAATAGAGCCATGGATGTGTTGATAGGCAATGGATTTGTGTCATTAACTATTTGAATAAGTATGTTATTTATGTATAAGTAAAATTTTATTCCCCCTCCGCTTAATGATTCGTATTCAACAGACAAGTCATAAACTGTAGACTCTTCAGTGGTAGCAATCCTATCTTGACCGACAAAGAATCCAGAGTCAACAAGGATGTTTGACAAGCCTCCCCAAAGTTTTATTGGAGTGGCTGGAGAGCTAGCAGTATCTCCAACTTTTACATTTTTATTTACTTTGTAAAATATTATATTATGCAGTGTTGAATTTACTTCTTCAGAATCATCTGATTGAATATAGCTGTCTATGTTTGTTTCATTTAGTGATGCAATCTCAAAATAATACCCGCTACCATTGGTTGGGTCTACCATAATACCCATTCCTCCAGAACTTGCATTAACACCAAATGAGCTTGGATTACTTGGTGATTGCAAAGAAAAATAATTACTTGATCCATTTGAAATTTGACCAGAGTTTCTATTGACTTTTCCAACAATCCTCATTCTAGTTCCAAAACTTCTAAAAGAAAAATTACTAGACAGGTCTTTATAAACATAAGAAACAAAATCTCTGGGGCTGGGAACAATTGGGTCTGATGCTGGTCCAGTAATAACGAGTGCAGAGGATTGAACTGTTCCAGATTTTGTCACCAAAAGATTGTTTACTTCTCCATCAGAAAAAACTTTTGAAGACATAAAGTTTTTTATTATTCCATTTCTTTTAGACTTTCTGGCAACAGTATTTATTTCTGGTAACTCAACTCTCTGTGTGGTGCTTATTGCTGGGTTGACTATGCTTGCTGTAGGCTTGTTAGAAAAAATAAGATCTGAGTACATTTTTAAACCATAGGTATTATTATTGTCTGACCAATAAGGATTGAGACCTGCGGAATGGGAAGTTATTTCTGTTCCAAACTGGTTTCTTCCATGAACCCTTACATTTCCATTCTTTAATATTGCAGACTCATTTACATTTTCATAATATGGCTCAGAGTATATTCTTACCCTACCCGTTGGAAACATCTTTCCATTAAAAGCTAGGCTGCCAAAGTACTTCTGATACTCTTGGTTGCTTGATATCCAAACCACTGGTTCAGCGGAAGATGGGACAGAGTATTCAACAGCATCAAATCTAATAATTTCTCCATTGGCGTATAAATAACCTTGAAATCTTGGAAGCCAGTAAACGCTTTCTCCAAAATCAATAACGTTATTAACCACTTGACGATTTGCAACATAAGGAGCACTTGCACTAATTGGGTTGTTTAATGCCATGGCTCCCAGGGCGTAGCCACTTGAGACCTTGTTAGCTTCGTTAATAGTCTTGGTTTCATCAGTTGCTGCAACCTCCCACAAAAGAACTGGCTTATATTTATAAACTCTTTCAGAATCTAGTTTTAACATTGAAGATAGGCTAGAAACTTCTCTCTGAATGTATCTAATGGTATACATGATTTGTCCACTATTAATAATTCTTGTTTGATTATCTGAGATTGATTCAATGTTTGCAATCGTGTCATCGTTACCCAAAAGAACCATGTCGGTTTCTCTGTCGGTAGCATCTGGGAATAAAAACTCTTTTGACATAACAATAAAATTATTGTATTCATCAAAGAACATTGCAGTTTGTGTAGCAACAGCCAGTCTTTGTAAGATCTCTGCAACGCTTACATTTGGTTCTACAAAAAAGAACGGAAGGATGGGGTCGTTTGCTGATGTAATATTTCTAAAAGAGTAATTACTAAATCCTATATAATCTAGCATTGTAGATATGGCATAAGTTAGGGTAGTTTCTTGGGTAAGAACACTTGGAGCATTTGTTGTTTCTAATCTAAAAAACAGATCCCTTAAGGGAATAGATATTGTTGAGTCTCCCCCAGATGGTCTTGGAAATTCTTCTGCATAAAAAGTTTTAATAGGAACATATTTATCATAGCCATTTACATTTAGGATTGTTTCGTATATAACAAACTTAGTGTTTTGTCTTGCGTATTCAGATACAAGGCTTCCCGTCAAGCCATTAAAAACATTAGCTTCTGTAAAAATGTTATTAAAGTTTGCAATGCTAATTGCTCCATTTGAAACTGAAAGAGATCCTACAGGAAGGCCCATGCTTTGATTTGCAATAGACTTTGTTATATCAAAGGACTCTGTATAATTTGAAAGGTCTACTACTAGTCTGGGAGATATTTCTATAACATCTAGTGAAGAATCTGAAGAGTTCATTGTTTTTACAACTACTCTAATCCCTCTTATTTGTTCAAACTCTGTAAAAAAATTCTCTCCATTAACTGTGTAGTAGATTGGATCTGATGGCTCTGTTACTGTTCCATTAGTCTTAACGATAGTTTCTTCATATAAGGACCATCCATAACTAACACTAGAGGTAGTCCATTCTGAACCGTCCCATATTTTTAATACACCTTGTGGGTTTGAGTCATCATCAACAATATATGCATAGCCCACAAGAGATCCCTGGTTGGGAAGCAAGGATGTAGTTGTTCTTCCAAGATAAGTAAATGTTGTAGCAAATCCTATTGGGACTTTGATTCCATAGAAAATTTCTAAGTGACCATCTTTGGGAATTATTGGAGAGTCGTCTAGTCTTAAAGAGTTTTCATTAAACTCAATTGCATCTACCCAAGAGCTTCCCTTTAGTACTTGTATTTTAAATCTTTGTGGAACTGTAGCGTTTGAGTATGCAAAGAGAGGGTCTTCAATTACTAAATCCCCTGAAGTTCTCATGCTGCCAAGGTTAACTGATCCTACGTTTGTTTGAATCTTTACAACAATTCTATTTGCATTTACAGGATTCTTATAAACAATAAATGGACAGGCATCATCAATACCATACCCATCTATCCCGATAGCAGCGGGAGTTGAAATTCCTCTCTCTGTTCCATTTTCTGTTCTGTAAGAACTCCAATATTTAAAGTAATCATTACGAGAGGGCATGTAGTATCTTGGCCTATCGCCAGATCTAACATTGTCAATATATGATCCCGCTAAAAATCTTGCTTTATTTATTCCAGACCTTGGTCTAAATGGAAGAAGGCAGTCTCCCAGAGAGTAGTACAAGTCTTTTGTTTTATCTACAACAGAAAAATTTTCATCTTCAGTATCTGAGTACTCTTTGTATGAAAGCTCAGCTTCTGTATAGTAGTCTCCAGTATCAAACTCATCGTATGTAGATATTGCTTCCAGGAACTTTGCTTCTGTCCCAAATGGGCGGTAGCGATAGTTTCCAACTCTAGAAACATTATCTAAATCATTTAAATTAAACTCAGCTAAGATAAGAGAGGATATCTTTAATGAGTGACTATTGGAAAACGCATCTTGTAGGTCTGAGTCCTCAAACATTAAACTTCCTCAAGACTAACAGATATGTCCCACATGTCATAATTTGTTCCGCCACGTTTAATTACGTCATGGTCAAATGAGGAAAAGAATACCTGTAAAACTTGATTATATTCTGCTAAATGACCATAGGTATTTTCAGTAAACTCATTGTATTTATCATATGCAAGAAGGATATAAAACGATCCTGTATGATTTTCATACCAATTTACAATGTCTACGCCTCCAGCTCCTAAGTCTGCTGTGAAATCTTCTACATTGTTGGTCAATACGCCAAGATCAGAAAATGTTGCAGATGCGGAAAATGCACGGGAAGGCAAAAGATTCCATGAAAAAGAAAGTCTCTGTTTATCTGCTATGTGATAAGATCTCATTGTTCCATTAATCATTCTCTTTTTGCTTTCTATTCTTTCGCAAGATATAGAAAGCTCTGATCTATTGTGATCAGAAAGAATTATAAAATCTTCAAATTCTGTACCAGTTGGAACAAATTTGCCATTGCTTTTTTCATATGCATCAGCCCATACAATTGCTTGGGGTCTTGAATAAGCAGATCTTCCAGCCATATATAAACTATTAGCCACGGATGTTATTACTCCTTATACCTTTATTTTCAGTCATTTTAATCTTTTGCATTACGGCGTTTGCTACATCATTTGCATCCATGTCGGAGCCATTTAACGTTACGTTTACATTATAATTATACATTGATCCAGACTTTTCTGTTTTATTAGAAGAATTGAAAGAGTTAGTTTTCATAGTTGGGAAAACTTTTTGATTAATCATGGCACGAAAATCATTTAGTTTATCTGCGTTGAATCTGTTTGGCTCAACGGCTAAGCGTGCTCTATCTTTTTTATTTTGATTATTTATCGCAAAAATTTTATCCAAAGCATCTTTTAATGAAGAAGCATCTTTATCATTAGGCACAGGCATTATGCTTACGTCTGGTTTTCTAGGCATGGGCATTATGCTTGCGTCTGGTTTTCTAGGCATGGGCTGTATTCTAAAAATAGGCTCAAGACCTGAACGTAACCTATCTTCTTTATTCATTACTGGCTGTATCAACCGTTGTGTGTACTCGTATGGATTTTTATTAATTTTATTTAATCCTCCGCGAGCAGCATTCTGAACAGCATCCTTTAATGAAGAGGAAGATTTCTTTTCAGTTATCCTCATCATATCCATATCTCTTTTTCTACGAGCATATTCATCATTGTTTTTATCAAAATTTTCTTTTGGAAAAACCTGTCCATTCAAAGATTTTAATAAAGGTCCATATTGTTCTGCAACTCTTTTTCTTACAACAAATTCCCCTGGGGTGAGGAGGGCTGGAACCTTGTCTGTCATGCCTCTTCCAGGAACAGTAGATCCATATGCATATTTCTTTGCTGATCCTCCATACATCATTCCTGGAGCACGTTCTGTAGATCCTTTATAATTTACCATTCCACCCATAGCATAATTAGAAATAAAACCACCAAAGGCTCTGCGTGCCGCAGAGTTTGCTCTTAGTGCTGCTGCATTTTGTGCTGCTCTTTGTGCATCTGCTGCTCTTTGTGCATCTGCTGCTCTTTGTCTTTCTGCTGCTGCTGCTCTGGCGATTGCCTGTCTTGTTGCTTCTGCTCTTGCCGCCGCTGCCGCTGCTTGTGCTGCTCTTTCTCTTTCTGCTGCTGCTTTTGCTCTGTCTTGTGCTGCTCCTGCATCTATTGCTCTTTGTCTTTCTGCTGCTGCTGCTGCTGTATTTGCTGCTGCTTTTGCTCTGTCTTGTGCTGCTCCTGCATCTATTGCTCTTTGTCTTTCTGCTGCTGCTGCTGCTGCTTGAAGCCTTGCTGCTTCTGCTTTTTGTGCTGGCGATAGTCCTGATGCTGGTGCTGGTGGTCCTGGTGGTCCTACTGGTGGTGTATTAACAGAATTCGATCCCCCGCCACCGCTACCGCCGAGGTGCCCGCCACCAATGGTTAGGGCTGGACCAGCTGGATTTAAAAGCATCCCGCTTTGACCAATAGGGTAAGGGTCGGGTGCTGGCTGTGCTGGTGCTGCTTTTTTCTCCTCATCATTAGGTCCTAAAATAATGTTGTTTAAACGTGACTCTTCCTCTTTAGCTAGCTTTAGCAAACGAATAAGATTTTCCATTTCAATAGCTGCACTACTATATTTTCCTTTAAGTTTATCTGCTTCAACATTTATCATACCTTGCAATTTATATATTTCATTTTCAGCAGGTAGTATTTTAGTACTCTGAATTGTATAAATATCATCCTGAATCGCTCTTTGTCTCATCTGAAGATCTTCAATATCTTGATTAATCTTTTTCTTTTGTTTTTCTATTTCAAGAATTTGATTTTGAATATTTTTAATTGCAAGGTCTTTTTGTGATTCAAGGGCTGATCTGGCTTCTTCTCTGCTTTGTCTGGCAAGTTCTTGTGACATTCCCAAAACACCTTGGGCTGCAGCAGCAACGTCACCACGGGAAAGGGCTTGAGCAACATCAAGTTGCCCCTGCTTAAGCTTTGCAATATTTTCTTCTTTTCTATACACTTCATCAAGGGCTTCAATTTGAGCATCATATGCTTCAGAAGTTTTATCAGATAATTCTTGAAGTTTTTCAATTTGATCATCAAGAGGTTCAAGTTCTCTTTGTTTAAGCTCGATGGTTCTACCAATTGCATCAATCTCTTGTTGCTTTACCCTGACAAGTTTTTGTTGCCCATCAATAATTTTTTGTTGAACTTCAACCTGATCTTCAAGTGGTCTTATCAAGTTAATCTCTTCGATTTGACGATTTAGATCATTTATTTCCATAAGGTTGTCGCGTTTTTCTTGTTCAAGTCTGCCTGGATCTCTAGCATATTCTGCTGCTTTTAATTTATTATAAGCATCTGTAAAGAGTTCTACCTTTCCAGTAGCATCCCCTGCTTTTAATCCCGCTGCTGCCAGTGCGGTAGCTAACTCTGGAGTTTTTCCTTCATTAATAAAACCTAGTTCTGCAACTAATAATGATGTTTGAGTTTTCATGTCAACCATAGACCCTGAAATCTTTTGAGCTTGATTTATTATAGGAGCATCTCTTTCTGCTGCTTCCCTCTCTCCTTTAAAAGCTTCTAATTCTTTATTAATCTCCCTTTTTTCTTTTTTACTTGTTCCTTTATCTTTTAGTTTTCTTCTTAGCTGTTGGGCATAAAGAAGATCTTCATCAGAAATAAGTTGTCTAATAGCATCTATGTCGTCTGCATACATACCCTTGTTTGCTAGTTGTTTATTATATTTTGAGGAGAGAGCAGTTTTTTTAGATTCTTTAACTAATGCTTGTGGAGTTAATGCTGCCATTGCTGCGGCGTCTGAAATCTTTGTTTTTTCATAATCAGCATATGCTGCCCTGACTTTTTCAAGTCCACCCTTGATAAGTTTTAATCCAGCCTTTCCTTGAGACCTTAAATATTCTAAAAATTCAGGTGCAAATGGGCCAGCTATAAAGTTTTTAAATCCTTTTTCATTTTGAAGATTTGATATACCTTTAAAGGTTTCCCCTGATAATTTTGCTTGTTCTTTAAGTTGTTGGGCTATTGATTTTTCTCCACTGCCACTACTACCTGAGCTAGATCCAGAGCCAGGAATTGGTGCAAGATTTGCCTTTACTGATGCTTCTGCTGTACCTATTTGACTTTGCAAAGATGCAATTCTTTTCAAAATTATTTGTCTTGATTCTGCATCTGTCGCAGTTTTTAGTGCTGCCATTGCACTGTTTAATTGCATAACAAGTGATAAATTTTTAACTTCATATCCCATTCTTATTTCAATCATTTGTTCTTGAACAACTGGATCTAATTTATCAAAGTTTTTAAATTGTTCTCTTAGTCCAGCTATCGCATTTGCTGCTGCTTCTTGTGGAGTTCCTCCTGCTATATTTTTTCCACTATAAGCAACAGCAATATCTATCATTGCTCTTTTTCTAATTTCTGAATTACCACTTTCTAAGTCTTTCATGGCTTTGTTAAGTTTTATAACATTTTTTGATACTTGCTCTGGAGTAAGTGGTTTTCCTTCTGCGTCAAGGGTTAGAAATTCCATTGCTGCAGTCATATTAATATTTGGATTAAGATTTTCAATAATTTTCCATTGATCTTTTAATGTTTTTGCAGCAGCACCAAACTTTAATAAATCTGCTGGGTCTGTTGTGTCAATTTTCAAACCTTTTATCATTTCATCTGGCAAAGACATAATATCTTCTTGTGCTATTGTTAACTTTGTAATTGATGAAATCATTTCTGCTGGAGTATTTTCTCCTTCAGTTTGAATTACATATCTAATTACTCTTTCAGCTACCCCACCTTCTGCTGCTCTGGCAAAAGCTTTGTTGATTTTTTCTGATCCATCTACTTCTCTAACTGCTTTTCCATAGGCATCACTTTTTTGAATTGCGACTGCCTGCTCTACTCCAACTGATCCTGAAAGAGATTGAAGTCCGAATGCAATGTCTGTTCGTCTTCTTTCTTGTTCTTCAGGAGAAATAATATTTCTTCCTGTATCTCCAGTCTGTATTCCAGCAGATTTAAGTGTTTCTATACCAGTTTTTAGAAGATTTTGTGGTAAGGATGCAATATAATTTTCAATTAAAGCTGTATTTCCTCCAGCTGCTTCAAATTCCTTACCTATTGTAACAACATCACTTGACTGTCCCTTTGTAATTCCTGGAATATTTTGTGCAAACGTAATAAATTGTGCAGTAGCAATACTTGCTCCATCTCGCAATGCCTTAAGTGCATCAACGTTGTACATAATTTCTTGACCAAATTGAGCAGCTTGTTCAGCAGTCATGTCTCCAGCAAGTACGGATGCTTTAATTGCCTCATTTAGTCCCTCAAGATCGACCTCTCTTGCAAGATCTTGTGCTTCTTTTGATTCTTCAACTAAGGAGGTTTGTTGTGTAGAATCAAGTTCACCAAAAGATTTATCAAATCGTACATCTGCTTGTTGCTTAACAAATTCTTTTTGATAAGCTGATTGTGAGGGCGTTATTGCATCTACCATCCCCAATGCCGCCCCCACTAGGTTTCCACTAAGTAGGCTTAATGCAGGCCTCAAATAATCTTTTGATTCGCTAAAGCCAAGGGAAGATGTTCCAATGTTTGTTGAATTAGTAATTGCACCTACCTGATCTTCTGTATAGCCTGCTGCAACCATTTGTTGATCCAGAGCTTGTCTTGCGGCACCTTGTTCAGCAGCATTGCTAACAGATTTTTTAATAACATTTGTGTATTGTTCTTGAGCCGTTCTTGCTTCTGTTATTGCAGTATGATATTCGTTCCAACCAATTGTTCCTTCTGCGTATTGCTGTTCGGCAACTCCAATTACATTTCCATAATCTTGAATTATTTGTGTGGCTGCCCCTATAGCTCTACCAGCGGCTTCATTTGAAAGGCTTGCTTCCCCAGATGATGCTGCAAGTTTTGCAAGAGAACCATCGGCATCAACTGCCGCTTTACGCATATCAGCAATTTCTTTTATAGCAGAAGTTCCAGCTTTTTGTCCTGATATAGATGAAACAGTTTGATTTGAAAGAACAGAGTCTCCAAGTTTTAATCCTACTGCTTTAGCAAAAGTAGTTGCTGCTTTCTGATCCATCATTCCAGATGCTATTGCTGTCTTTAAATAATCTGATAATTTTTGGAATCTTTCAGCAGATGTTGAATTTTGAAGATCTTCAATAAATTTTTGTCCAGCACCAGATTCAAAAACTCCTGAAAATTCATTTGCAATTGTTGCTTCTTCTTCTGAAGAAATTCCCATTACTGCTTTTTGTCTGGCTTGTGCAGGAGTTAGTGTTCCTAAAACTTGAGCCATTGTGTTTAATGCATTTGCAGTACCGCCAATATTTGCTCCAAATTC